CAGCTACAACAGGTAAACCAAATACACTTACAGACGCAGAAAATATATTTGCATATAGTTAATAATTAAAATAAAAAAAATGGGACACCCAATACACAAACACATGAACGGTGGAATGAGCAGAGCATCATCAGCCGAAAAGTATGACGCAAAAGAAGCATACAACAAAGATTTAACTAGTAAAGCTAGAATGCATTATTTAGAAAATGATATTGCAGATAAAAAAGGAATGTCAAGACAAGCATCTCCATTAAATGATTTTAAAGGTGGTTACCACAAAGTACAGCACGCTAAAGGAGAAGCTCACAAGTCACCAGCTAATAATATTACTTACGGTGATAAATCAGGACCAACTGGTTACATAGGAGAACAAAGAGCTGATGACATGAAGTATAATCCAGTAGATGATAGAGCTGGAATGTCAAGATACAAAAGTGACGATCAAAGAAAAGCTGTACATGCTAGTAAGGCAGATGGCGGTATGTCAAGACAAAAGTATGGCGGCAATAAAGGAGACGAAAGAAGATCTGCTACAAAAGATTACGATGGTATGTCTAGATATGGTGGTAACAAAGGTGATATAAAAAGATCAGCTAAGAAAGACTACTAATGGCTTTTAAGTTACCAGGTTCTCCACTTAACTTTATGGGTATAAATCCAGATCACAAAGGATATTGTACACCTATGACAAAACCTACTTGTACACCTCGTAGAAAAGCACTGGCAAAAAGATTAAAGCCAGGTGGAGATTTATATAAAGGAAAGAAAAAATAACATGGCGTACACGCAACATTTTGGATTATCTAGAAACTCCCCTCTAAACGAGAGACAATCAATAATGCAAGATGCTAATATAGATACTGATCCTAGCAAAGCTAGTACTATTATCAATCAAAACAATATAAAAAGTAAAGGTTCGACCACACCTGGTATTAACATTGTTGGTTCTGCAAAAAAAGAACTGCTGAAAAAAGGTTTAAAAACAGGTGTGTTAGGAAAAAACCTAGCAAGAGGTGCTAAATTTGCAAGCAGAATAAATCCTGTTGCTTTATTTGCCGAAGCTTTTTTATCACCTATGAAAGCTTACGGTGGAGGACAAAAACAACGCTTTGAATTTGATGATTTTCAAGAAGATCTTAAAAAAGAAAAAAGACTCAACAGAATACAAGGCATGACTAAAGAACAAATATCTGAAAGCGATGCTATGTATAATTTAAAAAATAAACCAGTTTACGGTAAACCAACTTCACAATTAAAACAAGGTAGATAATTATGGCGTTTAAACTAACACCACCATTTAAAGAACACTCTCCTATATATGAAAGAGAATTAGAAGAAGGTTGCATGGGTAAAGGAAATAAAAACGGTACTATTTTAATAGCGCCAGACTTACCTAAAGATGCTGAGCTTAGTGTTATTGATCATGAAGAAGTTCATATTGATCAAGTTAAACGTGGTGATTTAGATTATGATGATAAAAATGTTTACTGGAAAGGTAAATCATACGCAAGATCAAAGATGAAAGAAGGTAATCCTAACTTACCTTGGGAAAAAGAAGCGTACAGTAAAACAGATCCATACGATAAATATTAATGAAAAAGAAATTTCACGAAACAAAAGTCGGACAGTTTTTATCTAAAACTGCACCAGGTATACTAGGCACTGTTGGTGAAGTATTACCAAACAATGGTGTATTAGGTTTAGTAAAAAACTTAATACATAAAGATCCTGCATTACCAGCAGAGGATAAAGAGAAAGCATTAAAATTATTAGAACAAGATATGGTTGAAATGCAAGAAGTATCAAAGCGCTGGGAAAGCGATATGAAAAGCGATTCATGGCTTAGTAAAAACACTCGCCCATTATCTTTGATATTTTTATCTGTAATGACTATTGCTTTTATATGGGTTGATAGTCATGAAAGTATATCTTTTACAGTAGAGCAAGAGTGGATAGGGTTATTAAAAACTTTAACTACAACAGTTTACGTAGCGTACTTTGGTTCGCGAGGGGCGGAAAAATTCAAAACTATAAGTAATAATAATAATAAGTAAAACAAATAATAACAATTTAAATTAAATCAAATGAGTAAAGATTCAAAAATTACAGACAAAGAGTTAGAAACAATTAAAGAGCAACAACAAAAAATTCAAACAGTTGTTTATGACTTAGGAGCATTAGAAGCTAAGAAATTTGAAATTTCTGTAGTGTTAAAAGATTTTAACGATGCTTTAAACGAAACTAAAAAAGAGTTAGAAGAAAAGTACGGACAAGTTAATATTAACTTACAAGACGGATCTTACGAAGAAATTGTACCAGAAGTAGAAGCTGAAGAAGTAAAGTAAGATGAACTCTGTTATAAGAAAGATAAGTATAGGCGCGGACTATAAAAACGAAGCTATGCATTATTCTGTAGGACAATCAGTTTATGGTGGTCATACAATTAACAACATAACTTTAGACGAAGCTGATAACTCTTATAATATTTATATAAAAAAACAAGACGAGGTAATGCCATGGAAAAAATTTAATTCTAACATGGCTATCTCTGTTGAGTATGATTTAGAATATTAATGAATAGCATATATGACTTTATTGTAACTCCTAAAAACAAGAGATATAATAATGAGAAAAAAATTGGTGACAAAGTTTTAATCGTTAATACTAGTATTGAAGATCATAAGTTAGTCAGCAAAAAAGCTGTTATTGTGTCAGTGCCATTAGCGTTTAAAACTATATTAAAAGCTGGAGATGAAATCATGGTCCATCATAATATTTTTAGAAGATGGTATGATGTTCGTGGTGAACAAAGAAATAGTGGTCAATATTTTAAAGAAGATTTATATTTTTGCAAACCAGATCAATTATATTTATATAAAAAAGATAATAAATGGTTTTCAATTGGCCAAAGATGCTTTATAAAACCTATAAAAAATATTGATAATTTAACGCTTGATATTGAACAAAAACATATTGGTATACTAAAAATAGGTAATAGTTCATTAGAAGCGCTAGGAATTAACGAGGGAGATCTTGTAGGCTTTAAAGCTAACAGAGAATGGGAGTTTATTATAGACGAACAACGTCTTTATTGTATGAAATCAAATGATATTATTATAAAATATGAATACCAAGGAAACGAAGAAGAATATAATCCTAGCTGGGCACGTAGCTGTTGAAGAACTTATAAAAGTTGCTAAAGAAGCTATTGTAGATTCAGATGATGATATATCAGCTGACAGACTTAAAAATGCTGCTGCTACAAAAAAACTAGCTATATTTGACGCTTTTGAAATACTTAATCGTATTAATGAGGAACAAAGTATGCTAGAAGAAAAACCTAAAGAAGTTAAAAAAGAAACTACGTTTCGTGGTTTTGCTGAAGGAAGATCTAAATAATGTACGAGCAAACTTTATATAAAGTATTACCTGATTATATTAAACCTAAAATTCTTAAACGAATGAATAGGTATAATAAATGGGAGTATGGATATAATGATGATCATGATATGATTGTTATATCTAAAACTGGACAAATTGGAGAAGTTTATGAAATACAAAATCTTAAAATAGCTTTACCATTAGCAAACAATGTTTATAAGTTTGAAGAAAAAAGATGGACTAGGTTTGATTATCCTAAAGTATTAAGTAGAATAAAAACAGTATTTGATTGGAGAGAATATCCAGATGATTTTAAAGAAACTTGGTACGACTATATTGATCTTGAGTTTAAGAGACGTGAAGAAGGTTTTTGGTATATAAACAAAGATAAACCTATATTTATAACTGGTACTCACTACATGTATTTACAATGGTCAAAAATTGATGTTGGCCAACCAGATTTTAGAGAATCAAATAGATTATTTTTTATATTTTGGGAAGCTTGCAGAGCAGATGACAGATGTTACGGTATGTGTTATTTAAAAAATAGACGATCTGGTTTTTCATTTATGGCTTCTGGCGAAACTGTTAACATGGCTACAATGTCTACTGATGCTAGATTTGGTATATTATCAAAGTCAGGTGCTGATGCTAAAAAAATGTTTACAGATAAAGTAGTACCAATATCAGTTAACTATCCTTTCTTTTTCAAACCTATACAAGACGGTATGGATCGACCTAAAACAGAACTAGCATATCGCGTGCCAGCTTCTAAGTTTACAAGAAGATCTATAGTATCTACAGATAAACCAGAAGATCTCGCTGGGCTTGACACAACTATTGATTGGAAAAACACAGGAGATAACGCTTATGATGGTGAAAAACTAAGATTATTAGTACATGATGAAAGTGGTAAATGGGAAAGACCTAATGATATACAAAACAACTGGCGTGTTACTAAAACAACATTAAGACTAGGTTCTAGAATTATAGGTAAATGCATGATGGGATCAACATCAAACGCTTTAGATAAAGGTGGTAGAAACTTTAAAAAATTATATGATGACTCAGATGTTACAAAAAGAAACGCCAATGGACAAACTCGTTCAGGACTCTATTCTTTGTTCATACCTATGGAATGGAACTACGAGGGATACATTGATTCTTACGGCTATCCTGTCTTCGACACTCCACAAAAGAAAGTGTTTGGACCTCATGGAACGCCAATTAGACTCGGGGTTATCGAGTATTGGGAGAATGAGGTAGAAGGTTTAAAAGAAGATCAAGACGGGTTAAATGAATTTTATAGACAGTTTCCTCGTACAACTAAACATGCGTTTAGAGACGAGTCTAAAATGTCTTTATTTAATCTAACTAAGATTTATCAACAAATAGATTATAATGAAGAAGCAACAGCTGCTTCTGTAGTTACAAGAGGTAATTTTCAATGGGAAAGAGGTATTAAAGATACTAGAGTTATATTTTCACCTAGCAAACAAGGTAGGTTTTATATAACGTGGACTCCTCCTATTAATTTACAAAATAGATTTATAATTAAAAATGGTATTAAATATCCAGGCAATGAGCATATGGGTGCTTTTGGTTGTGATAGTTATGATATATCAGGGACAGTAGATGGTAGAGGTTCTAACGGATCTTTACATGGGTTAACTAAGTTCAGTATGGAAAATGCTCCTGCTGATCATTTTTTCTTAGAGTATATCGCTCGCCCACAAACTGCTGAAATATTTTTTGAAGATGTACTTATGGCATGTATATTTTATGGTATGCCAATATTAGCAGAAAATAATAAACCTAGATTATTATATCATTTTAAAAGAAGAGGTTATAGAGGATTTAGCATTAACAGACCTGATAAGCTTTATGCTAAATTATCAGTAACAGAAAGAGAGATTGGTGGAATACCTAACTCTAGTCAAGATATCATACAAGCGCACGCTGCTGCTATTGAAACGTATATTGAAAATGCTGTAGGGTTTGATGGAGAAAACTATGGAGATGTTTATTTTCAAAGAACATTAGAAGATTGGGCTCAGTTTGATATAACAAGAAGAACAAAGTTTGACGCATCTATTAGCTCAGGACTCGCTATAATGGCTTGTAATAAAAGTAGATATGCTCCAGTAAATAGAATAAAGAGACAACCAGTAGATATTGGTATAAAGAAATATGATAATAAAGGTTTATTATCTAAAATAATCAAGTAAATGAATACATACGCAAATCCAAATAGTGCCTTTCCAAGCCAAACTGTGCCAGACGCTGAAAAATCTTCCTTAGAATATGGAAGAAAGGTTGCGCAAGCTATTGAAAGCGAATGGTGGAGACAAGGTGGTAACGGAACTAGATTTGCTACTACTTATAATAGATTTCATAGTTTAAGATTATATGCAAGAGGAGAACAACCAGTTCAAAAATACAAAGACGAATTAGCTATCAATGGCGATATGTCTTATTTAAATTTAGATTGGAAACCAGTGCCTGTTGTGTCTAAGTTTGTAGATATAGTCGCAAACGGCATGAATAATAAGCTTTATGAAATTAAAGCATTTGCTCAAGATCCAGTATCGTTAAAGAAAAGAACTGATTATGCTAACTCTATATTGCAAGACATGAGAGCAAAGCCATACTTAACAAACATGAAAAATACGTTAGGTATAAATCAATTTAATGCAGAAGATCCTAACACTATACCTGAGTCAGAAGACGAACTTGATTTACATATGCAACTTAGCTATAAACAATCAATTGAAATAGCTGAAGAAGAAGTAATAAATAGTACTTTAAAAAAGAACAGGTTTGATAATATAAGAAAAAGATTTAATTATGATCTTG